AAACGTGTTCAAATGGCTACAAGACTTGTTCAAACAGGTTTTGATCCAGCAAGTGTTCTTGCCGCTCTTGGACTTCCAGCGATTACTCACACAGGAGTTCCATCTACACAATTGCAACAGGTTGCACAGATTGATGCACAAGACCCAGCAAGCGTTTATGACGTTACTCGTTCAAGTGAAATCAATGTTCAAATTCCTGAGACTGTTGTGAATGTTCCACCAGCAGTTATCAATGTTGAACCACCTGTTGTAAATATCAACACTCCTCAACAGAAGCCTTTAATTAGAACTGTTGAACGTGACGAGAACAATCACATTGTTAGAATTATAGAAACTTCTGGAGATAACTAATGGCAACTGGTTTAAGTTCATATTTGGCAACAGCGTTGATGGATGCAGTAGGTAACGCAACTTCTTATTCAGCAAGTTCTGTTTATATTAAGTTACACGTTGGAGACCCAGGTGCAGCAGGAACAGCAAATCCTGCAACTGAATTGACTCGTAAAGCAGCATCATTTGCGCCAGCAAGCGCAGGTGCTTTAACTTCAGATGCTGATATTACTTGGACAAATATTTCAGGTTCACAGGATGCAACATTTTTTACTGCTTGGGATAATCTTTCTGCTGGAAACTTTTTGTTCTCAGGAACTATTACAGGTAATCCTTATACTGCTGGTGATACTTATACTTTGGCTTCTGGTTCTTTAACAGCATCTCTAACTATCGCAAGTTAAAATGACTCAGAAGTTAGTCCTTGATACAGGACAACTAGATTCAGATTTTGTTTACGCAACTTATGGTGTCATTCTTGATGATTCTGTCAGAGGTAAATTAGATGAATCAGCATTAAATCCTCAATCAAGTTTTAATTATGGTTCTACTTCTTTAGGTAGTTTGGTTTCTACTGGTCAAGCAACAAGAGAAATTGAAGTTACTGGTGCAAGTAGTTTTGGTGCTATCAGTTCGATAGCGCAAGCAGGTGTAGCACATTTTGTTTCTGGTGCTACAAGTTTCGGAAACCTAGAAGCAACGGCAAATTCAACACCAATAATCTTGCCAACATTTGATGCACAACTAGGGTCACTTGTTGCATCAGTTAATTCTGTTACAACGATTACAGCTCAAGCTATTTCTTTTTTAGGTTCATTAACTGCTTCATCAAATGCAACACCTGAAATTGATGTAACTGCTTCTGCTGCTCTTGGTTCTTTGACTGCTGTTGCTTCTTCTAATCAACCTGAACCACCTAGTCCACCTGTTTATGGTTCTAATGGTTATGTTCCTATCAAGAAAAAAGAAGTTAAAAAAGAACCAGTTTTTGTTCCTGAGATTCCTGAGATTGTTGATATACCAGAGTTAGAGCCTTTGATTAAATCTGTTTTTGCTAAAGGATCATCTGATTTATTTGGATTATATGCTCAGTCTGGAAATCGGATAGACTTTTCTATATTGGCTGATGAGGCTGAAATCTTGTCGCTTCTCTAAAGGTAGGTTATGGGTCAATTATTATCAGGTCAGATGTCTGTGGGAACAGCAGCATCAAGAATTGATGGTCAATCTAATAACCCAGTCGTGCTTCATATTCATAATAACGACAACACAGACAACCTTTATATAGGAAATGAATCAGTTACCTCAACAACAGGAATGATTATTCCTAAACTTGATTCACTAGAATTAACTTTGCACCAAGGTAATACAATTTGGTGTGTATCAACAAAAAATAACCATAGTATTAGTTGGATTGCGCAGGTTCTATAAATGCCTTATTTCATCACCGATTCATCATCTGATTGTTCAGGTTGGGCAACTATTAAAGAAGATGGCGAAATAATTGGTTGCCACACAACTAAACAAGACGCTATTGATCAAATGGTTGCTGTCTCAATCGCTGAAGAAATTGAACCAGGTGGAGAACGCGCTAAACCAGGTGAATTAAAAGAGGGCGATTTTGTTTCTTGGAATTCAAGCGGTGGTCGTGCGCGTGGTCGCATTGAATATGTTATGACTGATGGAACTCTTGGTGTCCCTGATTCAGATTTCTCTATTAAAGCAACACCTGATGATCCTGCTGCGTTGATAAGGATTTATAGACCAGAGGGTAATGGTTGGGATGAAACAGAAACTCTTGTTGGTCACAAGTTTTCTACTTTAACTAAGATTGATGATTTACCTGAAAATACTTTAGATGAAGATGATGATGAGGAACGTCAAGTTAATTTAACTCCACCTGCTTATATGCGTGCCGCTGCTCGCAGAGGACTTGAACTTAATCGCCAAGGTTTTGGTGGAGATGGTTTAACAGATAAAACTAAACAAGAAGCACGCGATATGGCTGATGGTCGTGTATCTGAAGATAAGTGGCGCAGGATTGCCCCTTGGATTGCTCGCCATCTTGTTGATTTAGACGCACCAAAGAATAACAATCCTGATGATCCTGGTTATCCTGGTGCTGGACTTGTTGCTCATTTGCTTTGGGGAAGCGGACCAAGTAAACGTGCTGCTCAAAGAACTTTAGATTATGCGCAAGGTGTAATTGATAGATTAGATGCAGAACAAAATCAAGCACGCTGGTCATCAATCAATGTAAACTTAAAGAACAAAGAAAAGGAAAACCAAGTGAATAAAGTTGAACGTAGAGTTAAAACTGATGTTGATTTCGAATTAAGAGTAGAAGCAGCAGAAGCAGACGGAATGCGTTTCACAGGTTACGCAGCAGTTTTCAATAGCGATTCAGAACCACTACCTTTCATTGAAAGAATTATGCCTGGTGCTTTCAAAAGATCATTGAAATCACGCAACGAAGTTAAATTATTTAAGAATCACAATATGGACGAAGTTTTAGCATCAACTCGTTCAAAGACTTTAAGACTTACAGAAGATTCAAAAGGTTTACTTGCTGAAGCAACTTTGCCTGACACAACTGCTGGTCGTGATTTGGCTGTGCTTATGAAACGTGGAGATGTTCACGCAATGTCTTTTGGTTTCTCTGTCCCATCAAGAGGAGATTCTTGGTCTGATGATGGTATGACACGTGAATTAAAAGAAATTCGTTTACACGAAGTTTCTATTGTTACAGGTTTCCCAGCCTACGAAGCAACTACTGCTTCAGTTAGATCATTAGATATTTTGGCTACAAGAACTAATGTTGATGTTGATGCTTTAGCGGATGCTTTAACTAAACTTGAATCAGGTGAGAAACTTCCTGATATTCAAGCAGACTTATTACAAGAAGTTGTTACTAAGTTGAGAGAGAACACTCCATCTGCTGATGAGTTGCTTGAAATTAAACGTAAACAAATCGACCTACTATTTAAGGCTGTGTAATTATGGATAAGGCAAAAGTAAAAGACGCAATTCTCAAAGCAGCGGGTTATCCTGAATCTGGTGTTATCGCTGAATTGGCTGAGGCTATGGCTGAGGCTGTTGTGAATATTGATGCGCCTGAGCCTGTGAGGGAAGTTAAGAAGTTTGAACCTGCCAAGGAAACACGCACGGTTCAGGCCTCAGAGACACGCTAGAAAGCCCCCCCCAAATACTTGCTTTCCTAGGCATTTGTTATACACTTGTATAACAAGGTCAAGGAAAGGGCCAAAGATGAACAAGGTAACAATAGTAAAAGCATCAGAAATAGGTGCTTGTGAAACAGATGGCGGAAAATTTTGTGCTTTCTGTGACGAACACAATTATTTTGTACAAGGTACACGCAAATCATTAGAAGGTCGTTTTACTTTCGAAATTTGTCCAAAGTGTGAATGGCCAAAATAAAAATAATATTATTCAAAATCAGCCCTCAGAGATGAGGGCTTTTTTTGTTGTACAATAAAAGTGGTTGCGTGGATGCCACCACCATTTTTACTGTCGAGTGAGCCTCGCAGATTACATAAACACAAATCCATCCTATAAGGAGATTCAGTAATGTCTGAATACATTAAACAACAGCACGAAGCACGTCAAAAGTCTTGGGCAGAAGCCAAAGAACTTCTTGATGTAGCAGCAGCAGAAAAGCGCGACTTAACTGCTGAGGAAAATGCAAAATACGAACG